GGTTCTTTTTGAGTCCGAAAGCGTGTCAAGGCATCCTGCGCCGAGCAGAGAGAAGGGGCAAAGACTTGCCACCAATGCTGAAGCAAGCGTTGCTCCAAGTTGCACAGACACCGTGACAGCCAAGTGGAGCAAGGGAGCAGAGGCTTTGCAGCAAGGGGCGCAGGATGGTGGCAACTGCATTCCAATCCTGATGCGTCAGCGTGAAGGGAAGGATGGTGGTGGCAAAGGTCCGCTGATCAGCGAAGAGATGAGCCTGACGCTGGCAACGAGCAATGACCAAGTGCTGTCAACAGCCATGCAAGTCCGCCGCCTCACGCCCGTCGAGTGCGAGCGTCTCCAAGGCTTTCCCGACGGCTACACGCGCATTCCGTGGAAGAAGAAGCCAGCAGAGGATTGCCCCGATGGTCCGCGCTACAAGGCGCTGGGCAACAGCATGGCAGTACCTTGCATGAGATGGATTGGAGAACGCATAAACAAACAAGCACATGATCACAATTGACCACGATAAGATAGCTCAGATGTATTTGAGCGGCAAGCCTATCATGGAGATAGCATTTGAGATTGGATGCTCCCGGTCGTCTGTACACAACTCCATCAATAAGCAAGGGCTGAAGAAGAGGGTTGATCAGTGGTCAGAGCAAGAGGTTTCAATTCTTCGCGCAGCATACGAACAAGACCCAGTGGCCCCAATTGACCTTGATGAGATAGCCGCAAGGATTGGCAGACCACGAATGTCTGTGGCCCTAAAGGCAAGTGAGCTTGGCATCACGGGAAGTAATGGTATCAGGACCAAGTACAGGGACATGAGCCACCTTCCGGCCAAGAAGCGCGTTCAATTAGCCCGAAGGAAGACAAAGACTGACGAAGAATTAAAGGAACTCAAAAGCAAGATTTCGAAGGAAGCCATTGCCAAGAATGGCCATCCGCGAGGTATGCTTGGCAAGAACCATAGCTTGGAAGCTCGGGAAAATATGTCCGATACCCGCATCAAAGCATGGAAGGCTATTCCAAAGTCGAGAAAGCAAGAGCTTCTTATGAAACAGCTCAAGTCAAGACTTGCAAACCAAGGTACGCTTGTTCCGAACAACCGAGAGAAGACCACTTGGAAAGCAGCTTGGAGGGAGATAGGCGGAATCAAGAAGTACTACCGCTCCCGGTGGGAAGCGAACTACGCCCGGTACTTGGAGTGGATGAGGTCAAGGGGAGAGATAGCAAAGTGGGAGCATGAGCCGGAGACCTTTTGGTTCAGTGGTGTTAAGCGAGGCACGGTCAGCTACCTGCCGGACTTCAGGGTGACCAAGAACGATGGCTCCATCTACTACGTTGAGGTAAAGGGCTGGATGGATGACAGGAGCAAGACAAAGCTCAAGCGCATGAAGAAGTACCACCCTTATGTGGTGGTTGAGCTGATTGACAGCAAGAGGTACAACACCCTCAAGAAGCAAGTTTCACGGATAATCAAAGACTGGGAATAACATGAAACAACGAGAACTGAAATTTCGGGCTTGGGACAACGCGGAGAAGGTTATGAAGGATCCGTTCACGCTACATGACATTGCGGCAGGATACGACTGTGGGTGGAGGGTAGACCAAGATTTGCCGATTGTCACAGAGCAGTACGACGATGATGACCCGGAGACTATCATCATGCAGTACACGGGGCTGAAGGATAAGAACGGCAAGGAGATTTACGAAGGAGATTTCATCAAATACGGAGACCTTGTAGTGAGAATCATGTGGGATGATTTCGAGTGCGCAATTGTTCCGATAACAAGCAATCACAGGGTGCTGGTGTGGGAATTGGCGCAGAGCTCCGAGGTTATTGGCAATGTGTTCGAGAACCCTGAATTACTTGAGGAATGATAACAAGCAAATCACCATCATTCAAGGTTCTTGAGGATGGGACAATCATCATCACCGTACACACGCTCTTTCCAGCAACGAACGGTCCCGAAGGACTGCTGCGAATGGGGCCAACGAAGTATGCCTCAAAGCGCCAGTGGTGGACAAAGGTGTTCAGGGATATGGGTGTGCCCAAAGCACCAATGCCGTGCATCGCAATAACAGCACGGTTCTATGCCAAGCAACCACTTGATGCTGACTCTGCCGTATCTGCAAGCAAGCTACCGATGGATGCCTTGGTCAATGCAGAGGTCTTGAATGACGACTCGCTGTTCCATGTCGTTGACAACAGGGCCAAGCAGTACAAAGTTCCAACGGTAAGGGACCAAAAGACCATCATTGTCCTGCGCCCTGTTCGGGAGGGAGATGATGTTCAAACCTCTCCGTGGCCGTATGATGCGGCTACGCTTGCTTCTGCGGTGGTCCTTAGCGGTTCATCTGCCACAGAAGAGCAGGAATGAGACCTACATACGAGAACCAGCAGTCGTTGGCTGCTGAGGAGCAGACTATTATCAGGGTCGCTCAGGTGTGGGGTGTTACCTATCAGAAGCTGCCCAAGCAGTACCGCGTGGACTGGGCCTTGTCCAAGGGGAAGATAGTCTGCTGGTGCGAGTGCAAGAAAAGAATGAACGACTCTTGCACATATCCAACGCTTCTCCTAAGTTTGTCCAAGGTGATGCACGGGGTGGAGATGTACAGGGCCACCGGTATTCCCTTCGTGGTCGTGGTCGAGTGGAACGATGGCATCTACTGGAGCAAGATAGACAAGGTGGGGGAGATAGGGTTCGGAGGCAGGAAGGACAGAGGGGACTGGCAGGACATCGAGCCCGTGGTACACATCCCTGTAACTGACTTCAAACAACTGACTAAATGAGCGACGACAAAATCAACCCCGACCACTACAAGTCCGGGGACATTCAGCCAATAGACTACATGAGGGCCAAGATGAGCGAAGAGGAGTTCCGTGGATTCCTCAAGGGCAATGCAATCAAGTACCTCTCCCGTGCCGAAATGAAGAACGGGAAGGAAGACTACGAGAAGGCTCTGTGGTATGTATCTATGCTTGCTGGTAAAGACCCAAGGAAATGAACTACCAAGAATTCAAACGCCGCATTGAAGTTCTGGTTGACTTCTACAAGAAGCAAGACGAGGCCGGAAAGACCCTGTGCAGGGTGTTGTGCATGGATGGGAACATTATGGACTTTGGCTCTGAGCTAGCAGCAGCATACACCAAGATACTGCAAGAAGCTGTCGGAGATGAAGATGACTGGATAGGCTATTGGCTGTGGGAATGCGACATGGGCAAGAAGAAGATGGGATGGAGCAAGGATGGAGTGGACTACGACATAAAGTCTATCCGCAGCCTTTATGACGCAATTCAAATGAACAAGACGAAATGAAACGAACACCTCTGAAACGCAAGACACTACTGAAAAGCAGCAACAGGATTAAAAGATCATGAGCAACGACAAAATCAACCCCGAAATCAAGATGGAGAACGGCGACCTCGTTGTTGCTGATTCCAAAGACAATCGCATGATCTGGGTGGCAATGAATATGTGGAGCGATGGCGATGTGCTTCCTGCATCGGAACGAGAACGCGTTACGTGGTACGGGAGACTTGGGTCAGGAGAATACAAAGTGGTTGATGTTGTTCCAAAGTTCAAAAAAGACCCAAATAAATGAAACGAACACCACTCAAGCGCAAGACTCCGCTCAAGAGCAAGTCTGCCCCCAAGAAGAAGCTGCTGGACATCATCAAAGGGGATGACCCAGCCATCATCGACAAGCTCAAGGAGAAGGGGCTGGTTGCCAAGGCCAGTACCCTGAAGAAGTCTACATTCACCAAGAAGCGCAAGGCCACAGGGGAGAAGGAAGTATTCCGCCGGATATGGGATGCCGCTGACGGAAACGCCAAGTGCCTGACCTGTGGGGTGCATATCTCAGAGGGGAGGGCCATCAACTTCTCTCACCTGCTGCCCAAGGGCAAGTACCCCGAGTATCGCTTGGACGAAAGAAACATTGTCCTCCAATGCGATAGGTGTCACATGAAGTGGCACAACTACGGGAACGAGATGAGGGAAGTCAAAAGATGGAGTACATTCTTCTCAAAGTATGACGATCTTTGGGAGGAAGTTTACCCACCAAATGAACCACGAAACACGGATGTTAAAAAATCTGTGGCAAAACAAGCAAACAAAGATGGCGAAAAAAAAGAAGAAGTCACTCCTTGAGTTTGTTACTCAGCGAAGTGGGTTCGGGTATACTCCGTGGCCTGCGGCTATCCTCATCCACTCCTTCGGCATTGCCTCGATTGTGATGGCGTTCACGGATAGCCCGTGGGCTTTGCTGGGCCTGATGGCCCCTGTAACCCTGTGGTATGGCACTTACATGAACTACATTGGAAAATGGAAATGATACTGTTCGCCCTTCTTTCCCTATTCACTGTTGTCTATGCCATTGTCTGTGCTCACGATGACGCAGAACAGATAGCGCAAAACCATCCAGTCAATCACACGGAGCAGTGGATTGTCCGGGCGCTTGTAATTGGAGTTCCATGGCTTTTGCTCTTTGGGCCGCTCAAGGTAATTGCAGCAGCGTTCGTATTCTCATCGCTATTCAGATACAAGCTGAACAATCTCCGTGGGCTGGATTGGTGGTACGTCTCTGAGTCCAATATCTACGACAGGGTGTTTATTGGCATCGCCGCAGGCGACATTCGCTTGGCTGGGACTACCGCCTATGGCGTGGAGATAGTGATTGCTTTTCTGTGTATCTTTGGCTTATGACAGACCTGAAGAACCTTGTCCTCGTCATCATCGGCGTCCTGCTCGTTTCGGCAGTGGGTGGTGGCCTTATTGGGTATCGCATCAAGAAGTGCCCGGCAGATAGTTCGGAGCGCGTCATTGTTCTGTCCGACTCCCTGAAGAAGTCCATGGACAAGTCCGACAGCCTGAGCAACGCCCTGTACATGACCATGGGCGAGCTGGAGGAGATGAAGAAGCTCAACGCCAGCATTGCCGCCAACCGCCCAAAGACCAAACCCACGCTCTACAATGCGATCCGTTACGTTAACTCTGCTGGCTTCAATTCTGTGGTTGACAGCGTTCTCGCAGTCCCAGAGTGAGCATAGGGATTGGCGTATTCTGTACCCGCAGAAGAACCGCCTGATCACCGTGGCCGACACCTCCGTGCTGGGTAGCTATGACTCCTTCAAGAGCATCGCCTCCTACCGTATCACCGAGCGCAAGCAGAAGCGATACGCAGCCATTGAGATTACTTCCCTCAGAGAGGAGGCTAACAAAGCCCGGGCTGCGCTGATGAAAGCTAACCAGCTTATCGCCACCAAGAACGAGACTATCAACCTTCAACTGGAGCAGATTCAAGAGATGGCAGATGTCAATCTTGACCTGCTAAAGAAGAATGCCAAGCTGCGTCCTTGGGCCACTATCGGAAAGGTGTTCGTGGTGACCGGTTCCTTGGTAGTCGTTGGGGTGGTTGTGGAGCAGATTGCCAGCGTCCGATAGGGTAGAATGCGCCGTATCTTAGCTGTCTCTTTCCCAGCAAGATATGCCACGCGCAACCATCGACCTTCAGGCGGCCTACGGGCTTGATTACACCAAGGGTGTTCGCACCATCGGACAGGACATGAACCTTGCCGCAGCGCAGGCTCTGTTCCCGACATTCTACACCCGGATGACGACCCGGGGGCCAATCTTCAAGGGTCAGCCCCTGACTAGCTCAGAGTTCCTCCAACTTAGCTGGTTCGATGCCTGCTGGGGTGAAGCTGTGTGGAGCGGCTTGGGCGGTGGTCAGAACATCACCACCGGTTACCTGAACAGTCAAAATGGGGTCATTGTACCCAAGGGATACTACTACATGACAATTCCTGCGGAGTTCTCTGCGGGTCGGTACAAGGCCAATGGGACTGGGTTTGTCAGCCCCACAATTGGTAGCGGCAACGATGCCAACAACTCCCGTTTTGCTCCGTGGCACGAGCAATGGCTTGGTTCCCCTACTGAGCGTCACCTGTTCGTGAGCGGTAGCTGGGGTCTTTCAGGCAACCAAGGGTATGTAGAAGGTACGTGGTTCGAGGGTGGATGGCGATTTGATGGCCGTCAGGATGCCTCTACCACGATTATCAACGATGCGTTCTACTCCACCGCCCTGCGTCAGTGGAAGCCCGGTGAAGTAACTGGTATCGACGCAGCATGGGCTGAGAACTTCCGGACCTACGGCTTTGAGTACTTTGGAGCTACTCCGAGCTACATGGGGAATATCAGCGCATTCCAGTGCGTACAGGCTGGCCTTGGGCTGGCTGGAAGCTGGGGCGCTACCATGAACATTGATGTACTGAGCAGCGATGCCTGCGGTGCGATGTTCGAGATGTACGCCTTGGCTGGTGCAGAGCAGGGTGGCACGATCAACATCGGGGCCATCAAGAACGAGACGATGGTAGCCTCTGCCGGACGTTCGTTCCGTGGTCAGGTGGTGGGTGTACTGCGTGGTCAGTTCGCCGTCAATATCGGGGTTCTTTCAGGCGCGGTTGGTCAGGGTCTGCTCCCTGCTCTGTTCGTGGCTGACAGCCGACTGAGCAATGGAAACCCCCAGCGCGGTCATCTGAAGATTGGGTCCATGAAGGGATTCAACTTCCAAAACATCCTGCACGACATTCGCTTGGGTCGGGCATTCCCCAAGATCGGGGACTACCAAGCTCACAGCTTCGAGTTCGACTCCGCTGGCACAACCGGTACGAATAGCTCTGCTTGGTGGACCGGCAACCAGTCAATTACCCCGACCACCGGATTGGCTACGTTCCGTGTGAACCATCAGGTTGGTTCGCTGGCTCCGATCAACATGAGTCCCACGGCTACTCCGTACCGTGAAATCATCGTTGCTCCTCCTGCCTTCACGAACATCGTCTACTTGGATGGGTCTACGCCCACTCCTCCGGCTCCTTCTGTGCCCACTACGGTCACCGTGACCCTTAACCCCGCATCCACTACCGGAACCTCTCCTTCGCAGGCTACGGCTGTGGTGTTCGATCAGAATGGTCTGCCCATGACCAACGCTGGTACGTGGAGCATCACCAGCGGAAACGGTACCGTTAGCACCGGAGGATTGGTAACTCCGGGCGGTACAGCCGGGTCGATCGTGGTTCGATATACCCAAGGCGCTGCTTTCGGTGAAGCTACCCTGACGGTGTCCGCTCAATCTCCATCGGTTCCGACCACGGTGACGGTTACCCTTAGCCCTACCACCATCCTGAGCAATGCCACTTCGCAGGCTGCTGCTACGGTGCTTGACCAGTTCGGCGGGCTGATGCCCCTGTCCGGTACGTGGAGCATCGTCAGCGGGCCTGCTACCATCAGCGGTGGCGGGCTGGTCACCCCAAGCGGTGCCGGAAGCGTTGTGGTGCGATACACGCAGGGTTCTGCATTTGGCAATGCTACGCTGACGGTCAATGCCGTCCCCGTCCCTCCGCCCAACCCGCCGCTGTATGATGTGGACTTCGTTGGGCAGAACATCCTGTCCCTCCCGGGTTGTCAGGCCATCCCTGCAAGCCAAAACTGGAAGGCTGGTACGCTGACTGGCGCAGTATACAGCACCCGTTTCGGTAACTCTACTGCGTACAATACGCTTCAGCGGTTCACTACTCCTATTGCTGGAGTGCGTAAGATCGTCCTGAAGAACGCAGTGATCAAGAGCGACTCTGCCGAGACCCCGGGATTCAAGTACCTGAACGACAGGACGCGGACCAACAACAGCCGCCAGTTCTTCCAAACGGGAACCAATAGCAGTATCTCCATCGGGTCGTTTACGCCCAATGCAGTCCCGCAGGACATCATCATCACATTTGCCACTGCACAGAGCATCGCAACCCTGTTCGGGTCGGGTATCTCTGGTCAGACCAACTGCCTGTGGCTGGAGTGTACGGGAGTGGCGATGTACGCCAACCCCTAAGCCCTCTTGTAGCGGGCCATATTCATCGAGAAGCGAAACTCCCGTTCGATAATCCGAACGGGCGTTTTCTTTTCAATGAGCTCGTGCTGGTTCTCCTCGCCCGGGGCATACCTCCAACGGGGAGCCTTGTCCTCGGTGATGGAGTCAATGGTCAGATAGACGCGGGCAGGCTTCCCGTCCACCTCGGCAAGGTGGATGATTCCAGCAGGGTAGTACATTCTACTTTTTCTTTGGGATTTTGAACCCAACGGCTTCTCTTTCAGCATCAGGAGGATGGTATGGTAATGCAGTTGACAGACCCCTTGATTCGTCATCAGCCAGCCCAACAATCGTCCACTCACTCCACTTGAGGGTCTTCTTTCCAGTCTGCTCAGTGTAGGCAGCAAGTATGCTCTTTGCCGTATGGATGCCACGGACGAACACGATCTTTGGGTCTTCTGCGAAGTAGACTGATCCCGTTGCCATGACTACACAAAGATACTACTCTATGTGACTGAGGGCCTTGGATTCAGCTTCGGCGGTGACGCTCTTCCAATAGACCGACTCCGCTAAGGTATAATAATGATTGCACTCGTTGCAAATCATTTGCACCTTAGGCACACCAGCAGCGGTGGTCTTCTTCCTGTTCCTCTTGGTGTCAGGGCTACCGCACGAGGGGCAATGGTGTTTAAACCCACCCACATGGACGGCAGCATGGATCTTGGGCTTGGAGTACTTGTATAGTTCGTCGTAGACTTTCTCCAAGATGATTACGTCGTTCTTGCAGTACTTGACCATTTCCTTGAGGGACTTGCTGTCCCCATCCATCACACCTCTCCACAAGTCAAACCCGCTATCATTGTTCTTCTTTCCAACGCCAAGATACTTGGCGATGTAGTCCAGCCGGTGGGAGTTCAGGGCAAGCTGGCCACGGGATGCCTTCAGGGTATCAAAGGACTGGATGTGTGCAGGGAACGGGATGCGATGGTACATACACCTTGCCCGCAGCCACTTGAGGTCGAACCTGTCGCAGTTGTGGCCAATGGCTTCGTCCACGGAGTTGACCACGGTGATGAACTTCAGCAGCATCTCATAGTCATCTCCATCTTCCCAAGTCATCGAGTACACCTCATCCTTCCCATGCCACTTGTAAGCAATGCAGATGATCGCATTGTCCTTGATGATGTTGTCGTATGGGATGTTTAGATTGCGACCGGGTCGCCAAAAGTATCCCACACAAGGACTTGTTTCGATGTCGAACAGTAGGCGTTTCATGCTGTTTATGGTCTAGGCCCGTGCAGTATGGGCTGTAGGTATTCCCTTGCGTTTCTACCCGGACAGGCTGTGCTTTTAGTTTCAGAGTGCATCCACATGAACTGTAGGTCGTAGAGCGTGTTCAGGTATGATGATAGTACAATTATACTCCTTTTCATCTCATCTGACAAATCGTTGTTTTGATAGTTCCCGATCAGTACAATGCTGATTGTCCGTCTGTTATACCCCTGAGTGTGGTAGGAAATGGTCGTAGGGTCGTTCAAAAGGAACACATGGCCATCATATCCAATGGCGTAGTGATAGGCGATTCCCGGCCATCTGCGGGCCTCTATATGGTACTGGGCTATGCTCCTGAGCGTGGACGCAGTTGTGGCCGTGTGATGAAACACAGCCCCCTCAATACGACTTTCCTCCCGTACCCCATAATGTATGTCCTGACGGGTGGGAAGTTTTCCACGAAGGTCTGTGAATGGAATGCCATCCACGGACATCACTGCCCCAACCATCGCCCCGCGAACGATGGCCTTTGTGGCCACTCGCCTTGCAATGATTGCCAGCATTACTCGTAGGGTTTTTTCAGCAGCTTCTTGATGAAGTACTTTGTCACCTCATGGACCACGGCCCATGCAATGCCACACACTAGTGTCAGGTAGATGGCGTCAGCGTGCCACACCCAAAAATCTGCCTGCAATGGATTCATCGGGTCATCTCAATTGTCCGCACTCGGCTGTCGATGTCCTCCACCCAAGAGTTGATGGAGCTTACCGTGGTCTCAACCCGGGTCAGTCGCTCAACGGTTGTGGTGTTGTGTTCCGCCTGCTTGTTCTCAATGCGGTCCAACTTGGTGTCCACCTTCTTGGCCCAAAAGCCAAGGATACCAATCAAGAGCAGCAGCAGTCCGCTGATAATGCTGAGGAGGAGTTCGAGGGCTTCCATTATTGGATGGTTACATCAACAACATTGTAGGGGGTAACAACAGCATTGGTCACGCTAGAGTCCATTGCAACATTCATACGGCAATGAGCCATGGAAATGTTAGCAACAGCAGGCGCTGTGGATGAAATTACTGAAGCTCCCCCAACTCCGCCGATTAGTGTGCATCCACGGACTTTCGCGCCAGTTCCAACTGCCAAGCAATCGTTACCAGCGCCAGTTATCTTCCAGCAGCAGTTTTCCATAGTTCCTTCAAGAACGCCACCCCAGCTATTTACACCAAGTCGATTGCTTGCACTATCAACAAGATGGCAATTAACAAGAGACCCTACAAAGGAAATTTCTCCACCGTTGCCAGCAAATGCACCTTCTCCGCCAATGCAATTTGACACAGTCCCTGAAATTTGGCTTCCGGAGGGGCCATCTTCAATTCCATAAAATGAATAATCACCTCCCTTGCAATTGTCAATGTGACCATTCGTATTGATCAAAACCTTGTTTGCTCCGGTGTTGTAGCAACCCCCAAATGAAGACCTTCCTCCAATGCAATCTTTCATTACTCCGGTGAACGTAATTTGCGTCCCCGTGCTTGTGTTTGAATCCTTAAACGACATGAATGAATAGTCACCAGCAGTGCATCCATAAATTTTTGCATTATGTGTGGTAAGTGAGCCAAGCGATCACCCTGTAAATGAATTATTGCCAGCCTTGCAGCCATCGTATTCACCCTGCAAAATTCCATTGAAACAAGAGTTTTTGCCAACGCAATTCTTAAATACAGCAGTTGCTGAATTTGATTGAAATGAGTTGTTTTCTGCAATGCACTCACTAACATATCCACCTATGTTGCGAAATGAATCATCTCCAGCCCTGCATTGAATATGTTTTGCAGATGGAAAGCCATAGCAAAACGAATTATTTCCAGCTATGCAATTTTCGTAAATGGCGGTACTATTAGGATCAGAAATTACATTATCGCCAAACGAGTTATTGCCAGCAGTGCAATTTTTGTAAAGCCCGCTTCTTTCACAAAGCCCAAAGCCAAAGCTGTTATCTCCAGCAGAGCAATTGATGCAAGTGGCATTTATTGAATACAGACCAAAAGAAGCTGGAGCAAATCCAAATCCAGACCCACCGACACTGCAATTTGTATAGGTTCCAACGAGTCCCCCACGGCCAAATCCATTTAATGCAGCAGAGCAGTCCGTAAACTCGCCATTGCAATCAATGCTAAATCCAAAGCCATCTCCGGAAGTAGTCTTACAGCTCTTAAATGTGCCATAGCAACCAGCGCCTCCAAAGCCCTGAGTGGCGGAACAGTTGGTCATGTTGCCCCCTGTGATAAACGTATTGGCAGCAAAGCCTTGGCCCTCACAATGGCAGTCAATAAATACGCCATTGCAGTTGTCGTCCCAAGCTGCTCCGCTGTAGTCCACGCAACGCACGTTCTTGTACGTCCCGTTATACTCGCGAATGCCGTCATTCAGCGGGGTCACACCATTGACAGAATTTCCGTCAAGGATGACGTTCTCCATTTTGGTGCTGGAAAAGCTATTTCCGCTCACCGTATCATACGCAACACCAGCGGGGTTATTGCCGGAGTACTTCAGCGTCACACCCTTGATGACTATATCGTTTGCGCTCTGAAAAAGCGTTCCGGGCATAATTACGCCGTTGATGAAGCAGTCGCTGGGGCTATCACCAAGGCCAATAAGGTCCACGAACTCCGTGTTGGCGTTGATAAAGTTTGCCCCAAGGTCGTAGCGACCCGGGGGAACAAAGACAGCCACACGATTGGTCGCGCTCAGTGCGTTACCACCGGGGGTAAGCAGCTTGGCAGAATTGTAAGCAGCGACCAAGTTGGCTCCGTTCTGTGCCCACGTATCTACCTCCACGCCCGAGGAGTCAACACCAGTACGCACAATCACATAAGCGTAGTTGTCGTAACCAACAAGGTTTTGGTAGACGCTCTCAAGTTGGCCCACGCCCGAGTCCTGATGGACCTGACCGTCGATGGCCCCTACGCTGTTGGGGTAGATGAGCGTGGAGTAATCGGTGATTGCTTGGTCACGCTGAGAGATGAAAGTAGCCATTAGCTATGCGATTGTGTAGAATGTGAGAGACAGTCGTGGTCTCGTGGGAACGTACAGTTCGGTGGTTCGATGGTTCCGATAGGACCGGGCCACG